TTATTCCTCCATCTGATTGAGCTGACGACTGCGAATTTCTTCCAGTAGTTTAGTCATGAATTCGTTAACATCAAGGCTGCCTAAATCTTTACCACGACGGGTACGAACAGACACTTTACCTGATTCAACTTCTTTCTCACCACAAACCAACATGTAAGGAACACGACGCAGGGTGTGTTCGCGGATCTTAAAGCCGATTTTCTCGTTACGTAAGTCCGCTTTCGCACGAATGCCAACACTTTGCAGCTTGCTAACTAATTCTTGAACATAGTCTGCTTGACTATCTGTAATGTTCATCACAACAACTTGTTGTGGTGCTAACCATGTTGGGAAGAAACCTGCATATTCTTCCGTTAAGATACCGATAAAGCGCTCTAGTGAACCCAGAACCGCACGGTGGATCATAACGGGCGTAATACGCTCATTATTTTCGCCAACATAAGAAGCATTTAGACGACCCGGTAAGAAGAAGTCTAATTGTACAGTACCGCATTGCCATGCACGGTCAAGGCAGTCATACAGTGTAAATTCAATTTTCGGACCGTAGAATGCACCTTCGCCCGGCTGGTATTCAAACTCAATACCTTTCGACTTCAGCGCATTGGCTAAGTCTGCTTCTGCCGTATCCCACATATCGTCTGTACCGATACGTTTTTCAGGACGAGTAGACAGTTTTACAACGATTTTTTCAAAACCGAAAGTGCTGTAAACGTCATAAATCATCTCAATACAGCTAGTCACTTCGCCCAGAATTTGATCTTCAGTACAGAAGATATGGGCGTCGTCTTGGGTAAAACCACGTACGCGCATCAAACCATGCAGTGCACCTGAAGGCTCATTACGGTGACAGCTACCAAATTCTGCCATACGCAATGGTAAATCACGGTAAGATTTTAACCCTTGGTTAAAGATCTGAACATGACCTGGGCAGTTCATTGGTTTAACACAATATTCACGGTTCTCAGATGAGGTTGTGAACATTGCATCTTTGTAGTTTTCCCAGTGACCTGTTCTTTCCCACAATACGCGGTCCATCATAAATGGGCCTTTAACTTCTTGGTAATTGTAGGATTTCAGTTTGGTACGTACAAAAGTTTCCAGTTCACGGAAAATTGTCCAACCATCGTTATGCCAGAACGCCATACCCGGCGCTTCTTCCTGCATATGATATAAATCTAATTGCTTACCAATTTTACGGTGGTCACGCTTCGCCGCTTCTTCTAAGCGCAGCAGATACGCAGCAAGCTGCTTTTTATCTGCCCATGCTGTACCGTAAATACGTTGCAGCATTTTATTGTCGCTGTTACCGCGCCAGTATGCTCCTGCTACTTTTTGTAATTTAAAGTGGTGACAGAAACGCATATTTGGTACGTGTGGACCGCGACACATATCAATATATTCTTGGTGGTGATATAAACCTGGGCGATCATCTTGGCTAATATTTTGATCCAAGATTTCAACTTTATAATCTTCGCCACGATTTACAAATGTTTCACGAGCTTCAGCCCAAGAAACACGTTTTTTAACCACGTCATAATCTGTTTTGGCAAGCTCAAGCATACGCTTTTCTAGCTTGTCCAAATCTTCCTGGGTCAACGTATAGTCAAGGTCAATATCATAATAGAAACCGTTGTCGATAACCGGACCGATTGCCATTTTGGTATTTGGCCACAATTGTTTAATTGCATGACCTAATAAGTGAGCACAAGAGTGACGAATGATTTCTAGACCTTCATCATCTTTACTCGTGATAATTGACAGGTTTGCGTCATGCTCGATCAGTTCACAAGCATCCACCAGCTCACCATTAACACGACCAGCGATACATGCTTTTGCTAGGCCGGCACCGATATCGCGAGCCACATCCATGACAGAAACTGCATGGTCGAATTGACGCTGACTTCCATCAGGAAGAGTAATAACAGGCATTAAAAAATCCTTATCAGCAGTGGTGACCCACACGAAAGATCACTTGCTTGATTATTCCAAAGTTTATAAATCAATACGTTACGTTTAACTTCTTGCTTCACAATGCAAGGTATGTACACAGGTATGTACACAAACTTCAAAACTACTATGTACATTAAAAGTAACTCAAGCGAAATAATAACACAGACTAGATTATTAGCGATAGAGAATGGGTGATTAACCCACTCTCATCATCACGTCACAATTTCGGCACAGCTCGTCACAGTGATTTTCCCTCCGTGCTATACTCCAAGAATTCATTCCCCAACAAGAAACCATCATGCACAATCTCGCAGAACTATCGAAAGAAGATAAAGACAAAGTAAATGTCGATTTAGCCGCCTCCGGTGTCGCTTATCGCGAAAGACTCGGCAAGCCAGTTATCGATGTTGAAGTCGAGCGACAGCAACCCGAGCACTTGCGCGAGTATTTTCGTGAGCGTTTAGTTTATTACAGAGAATTGAGCAAGCGATTTCCGCAGGGGTATGAGTACAACAAAGATAGTTAAGGTTTCTGAGGCCAGTTGATATCTGGCGCTAGTGAAGTATTGATATCAGCAACTTGGATACTGTAAATTTCCCATGCAGTCAGACTATTTTTATCTGCTTCTGTTGCCATATTTAGCTTAACTTTTCGCTCTAAAATAATGATATTTTTTTCTGCATCATCAGCAAATGATTGTTTTTGCCGCTCAGCTTCAGCAGTGTGTTGCTCTTTAGATTTTGGCGGATTTAGATACGATTCAACTTCTTTATCCGTCATTTTCTTCATTGACTGAATGTTTTCACGAATATCAAAAAATACAAGTGGTATCTCGTCATACTCTGATTTAATCGGTATATATTCAGATTCTATTTTGCTGAATATAGCTAAAGCCGCATTATAATTTTCTGCTTTTTCATTCACATTATTCTCAAGCTCAGATGTATCCTCATCAGGCCCTTCACTAGCTATGGCTGAATCATACCGTGACATCGCTTCGTTAAGTTCTAACAATCCAGCTTGCAATGCATTATATGCACGAGTATAAGTGGGCTCTTTTTCAGCAAGTAGCACTTCTAATTCAGTTAGGCGTGATGCCTGCTCTATGTTGCTTTTTGTATAAGCATACACATGCTGTTCTTTATCTTTAAAATACATCATCGTAATTCACTCCATGTGTACGTATAACCAATCGTGTCAGAAATTCTGTATTTAGCGCCTACAGGAACTATCACTGACAACGGACGCGCTATTGTTGCCTGCGAGTTATATCCAATTAATGCAACGACAGTATCATTAACTAAAAAATCAACATTTTTAGCTTCTCCGTATGCCGTCACACAAACAAGAATCGGTCTTGACGTATCATTTGTATATGTGACCCTTGACTGACGCTCTGATGTGACATTAACCCATTTTTGCCCCTCACCGATAAGTTGCTCTACAATTGCAAATGTGCCATTTTTACCGTTGCCGGGATGTTTGATATCCCCCAAAAATCTCCCAGTTGAGTCTTGAGCAGTAATACCAACATTACCATCTGTCACTGCATACAATACCGCCCTAGCCTTATCAGGTGCCTCGACAGATAATCGCCGAGTCGCCGTTAAAAACCCTTGTATAATTTGCTCTTGCGTTGAATTTTTATCAACATACTCACCTTTAGGCTGATAATTACCAGCGGGTTGATAATTACCTTTTGGCTGAAATTTACTGTCGGCCTGTTGAATGCTATAGACGTTTAATTCGGCTGCCGTTGGAGGATTTAATTTTGTGTAATCTTCATCCCATCTATCAGCCCATGTTTTATTCCCTCCGTTGTATCGTCTTGTATACGTCTTTTTATCATACCAATCTGTGTAAACTTGCTTAACACTACTATTACCTGTTTTGATGATCTCAAGCGAACCGGGCGAGTTGCTAGGATAGTTTTTACTATTCTCTCCAATGTTGCCATTGGGTTGAAAATAAAGACCAGGGATCAAGTAATCATTTAAATCAGCATTTAGAGGTATTACGATTGCTCTATCGAAGATGGTTTGAGATGTTGTATTTCTTAACGCGTCATTAGTCGCATACTTACTATCTGACTCTGACTTGGAATAGCTATAACCAGCTATTGCGTAATCCCCTTTCGGCTGCAGCTTGCCGACCTCAGTGGTAAACAAATTCAGACTAGGCACTTTGTCGTTATCGTTGCCCTTTACGCCTGAGATATTCGCTTTGTCGAATTTCTTTAATAAAGCTAAATCAACTTCAGTTTTAATCGCGTACTTAGCGCCAACCAACTCCCACGATGCTGAGATATTGGATGTTGTATTGAAGTTAACTTTGTTGTTATCGATTAAGCTCTGATATTCTTTTTTCTCGTCATCAGACTGAAGTATTGCCCCCTTCGGATAGCCACCAATAGACTCGGCGTATTCAGGGGAAAACTTAAAACGCCCACCTTGAGATTGATAAACAATGTTCTCTGAAATCTGGTTGAGAATTCCGTTAAAGTCCTGCCCTTTTGGCGGCAAACCACCTGCCGCAACAGGGAGCATTGTGATTTGACTGAAACCCTGATCCCATGTTGCTTGGTTTGAATCCATGCTAGTTTCATAGTTTTCAGGGATGACGTTTTTCTGCCCGTTCTTAGCGAAAGGCTTTACTATTAGTTTTGGATTTTTCATTTCGTACCTATTTTATGAAAGGCGCTTGATTGAAAGGTTGGAATCCAGTTTTATAAAAACCGAAATATTCACTCACTGGCAGCTCTGTGATACTCACTTCAACGCCGCAAGGTTTTGGTAAGATGTTGTGGTTAAAGATTAAATTCTTTTCAAGCTCGGATAGACGATATTCGAACACATACCTCGCCTTCATGTGTCCTGTGATTAGGTAATACGCTCTTCCTCTAGTGAATGAATCCTTTAGAAATGCGTTGATATTTGGCGCGGTGGCATAGATGATATTTGCATAGGCTTTCATGATAATGACTTCTCTAAAAGATTCATCAGACATCATATAAGCACTTTCGCTACTATCTCCGCTGTAAAAGGGTGCTTGGTTAAATGGCAGATACTTCTCCGTCCCATCAAAACCGAAGTAGTCTTGGTCTGGATCGGGAATAGAAATACCCCTATCGATTCCAACTATTCTCCCCCAAACATCCAGCCCGAACCCCTGCGCTGTATGCACATTAAAAACAAGGGAATAAAAGTCATCTATATTATTAGATGGATCTATTGATTCGTTTGCTGATTTAAGAATGGAAGTGATAATTGGGGAGTTTGCATACTGACTCATTAAGGTTGGGTTAATGCTATCCATCACGTCATCCTTATGTCATCTGGAGATAAGACAGGAAACTCATCTATCCCAAAATCAATATAATTCCCCAAAGCACCACCTTTCCGCCCTATTTGAATAGATATCAATCGGTTTCTGGTTGACTGAGCAACTGAGCAGACATAATCACTCGCGATCAGCCGATTAGCTATTCGCCCCTTACCAATCCCCGTGTTGAATTCATTAATGATTGCGTTTTTAATTGCTTCTTTATCCTGCAATGTAAGCAAATCTTTATTCTCAAATTTCACATTAAACTCAATGGGGATATGCGTTGGTCGAATGAATTTAACGTCGTAGGTCGGAGGCATATACGGAAAGTTAGTTGTGTCTTCATAAGTCACTGTGGTATTACCAACAAATGCGCACCCGGTACCAGCTTTAGTTAAAATCTGTTTGGCAATCTCATTATCATCACCACCCACAACTGATACCGCGATTGAGTTTCTAATCAGTGAATAGTTGGTTTTACCTACAGTAATGGTCGTATCACTAGGGTTATCAACCACATAACAGTCAATGACATCGTTGATATTGGAAACAGCTCCGTATGTAGCGTCGTTTGTGTTCTTAGCATTTTGAGAAACAGATAGCGACCTTCTAAGCTCAAACTCTTGTCTAGTTTCAGTGTTTCGACCCGCTATCGCAGCCTTGGTATTTGTTACGCTATCAATACCACCAACATTTCGAACAATACGATTAATTGTATTTGGCTGAGCGTAAATCATGCCCTCAATATCACAAGTTGCCTCGACGACAGCTAAGCTATTACTCATAATGAAAACATCCCTCGATGTTGACCATGTGTTGCCATTGTCATCTTGGACTTTAAATCCTGCTGGAACCGACGCGCCAGATAGACCGTTAAAAGTTAACTCGGCTACTGATTTTGTGGCTTTCTTTCTCTGCAAAAAGTAGATATAGCCAATGGCATTTTGCATTTGGCCATCGGCATATCTCGGGTCGAACTGATTAAATAACTCAACCAACTGATTTCTTTCGTCAGTAATAATAGCCGCAAGCGTTGTAACTAGTTGGCCCTGCGGCGTGTCCATGTCTTCGTTTAGACCCTCGCCAAAGGTATTTCTCATCATCGACCACAGTCCGCTTATCACCTCCTGCGTCGTAGGTGTGATAATGCCGTTTGGCGTTATTTCTAGCTTGGGGATCATAATTCTATCGCTCCTTCTCTGCCTTGCTTGTCAGTGAAAATCAACCTACCTCTGACTACCCTATCATTCGCGGTGCTTAGCTCAGCTTTAGCCGACACCACGCCATCAACTGACATTGCCGCATCTTCTAGATGCTGGCGATACAGAGATAATGAATACCTATTTTTGCCAAGTATTTTCTCTAAGTAAGGGATACCTTCATTTTGTGAGTAATACATATCATGCATGAACACCTTGCATTTATTTGCCACTGACTGAGCGATAGCATACTGTTCGGAAGCCATAGCAATATTTCCCGATACGTCTAGGGTTAAGTCCCACGTATCAGGCAATAGAAACAGTGTTTTCATTGGCTATACCTGCTGATTTGGCTTGTCTGTATTGGCGTACTCAGCGTTAGCTTTGTGAGTGTGGCCGTTATAAGTGACACGCATACTCGACATGGTTTGAGTATTTCCGCTGCCAGTGTTGTCGGTGATATCACCCTTCGATTTAATTGTCGAAGTGGTTTCTACGGGGGCATCAAGGATTATCTTGGTGCCTCTCATGTTAATTTCGCCCGTGGCCACAACATTTATTCCACTCTCAAGAAAATGGATGTACTGGGATGGAGCTCCATTGAGTATACCTCCGATGTACAAGCTATCGGCGATATCATATTGCCGCTTGGTCAATGGCGGCGCGTCCTTCTTAGTGCGCTTTATTTGTGAGATGTCTCGTGAAGATACTAAGCAAATCCCAATATCACCAACCTTGGGGTCAAGGATTACAGCGTTGCCGCCGCCCTGATAGCGAAAATATGGGACGTTATAGACAGTGGCACTATCGAAGATATTCCCGCCGCCATCTACTTGGAGCACCATTGGTTTAACATCAATAAACCCAACCGGATTCACCCCGCCACCTTTAACCTTCACAACCCGGCAAACTGTTACAGTGCCAATTTTTCCAATCAGGCTGTTAATGATGAACTCTTGCGTTCTGGCACCGCCCGCCAAGTCTTCAGGGTCATACGGTAATACCGTTTCATTTTGCGACATGTACGTTTTTGTCCTTCAGGTTTGAGCCGACGATTTCCATGAACCAGCGACCAGAATCCATTTCAGTCTCTAATTGGGCCCGCATTCCATAGACTCGCCAATCCCCGTTACACATTTCAATCTCACTTCCTTTCACGCGAACTAGCGCACCAAACTGGATAGACGGGTCGTACAGACACCGGAATGTTGCACCGATATTTGTGATAATTGGATAGCCGATGAGTCCTGTATCAGGCGATATGACGGCAATCTTAATCTTTCTTGCTGCTCCCTTCGGAGTTATTGCCACGCTATTATTGCCAAGGTAGAGGTCTAGGTCAGTGTTAGCACATAGCCATCTGATTTTGTCTAAGTCGGAACCGGTCAGGTAAGCGTTATCTACAACCGCATTAACACCGTTTGACTCAAACGAAAAGCCAATGCGCTGGCATATCCCTTCAATGATTTCAGAGACTGAGTGAACACCTTCGTAACTCTCTGCCGCTGTCGCTAATTTGCTTTCAAAAACAGCCGACATTGCCTCGATAACAATCGATACGTTAGGGGCTTCTGAGTATTCCGGTAACGCCATGAATATCCCGCCGCTAAAAACTTGAGCAAAATCACCGTCACCCTCAGCGGCTTCGATGGTGATTAATGTTCTAAGCGCCTTTACGTTCTGCCACTTTGCAGTGATGAGTTTATTCATCGTCTCTTGTGGTAACCCATAAACTCTTATTCGTGCATACGGAGCCGGAGATCCATAGCCAAACGTCACATCAGCGCTAATACGCAAACCGACGGCGGATAGCTTATTTTGGTTATCAGAAGTGAACACTTCATCTTTACCATTCAGTTTCAGCGTTAGTCGGATCCTCTTTCGATTAAATGCCATCAGCCCACACCAACTTATATCGAGTGCCCAATCCAGTGTAAATCGGGTCTGTGTTACCTTGTTGGTCCGCAAATATTAACCACTGACAGATGTACGTCATGTTTCGACATATCCGATTGCAAACCACGTATTCGTTATTCTTCTTCACTGTCGCGTACAGGTTATTCCTACGAGAATTTAGCTCTATCTCGTATTCATCAGTATCAAACGTGAAGGTTAGAATTTGATTGGGAATTGGAGAGGTTGGAATTATTGTCATCATTGTAGGCTAACTCCTTGCTCTACTATCATCTCAGCTTGTTGCTGTATCTGAGTTAGGTCTCCGCCAAGGTTTGAAATAGCTTTATAAAGAAGTGCTGATATTTCTTTCCCTTTTAATAACTTGGACTTTGTAGGGTCATCAAGTATCTTCATCAACTCATCAAGTGTTTCACCAGAAAATAAGGAGGCTACTTGCTGCGTTTTGTCTCCAGTGTCCTTGATTCGCGCATCATCAGGATTAGTTACTTCTTCTTCGTCGTACTTAACGATTACTTCGCGAATTTCCTCCAGATGTACGTTCACCTTAATCAGCGTTGCGCCATCTCGAGCCTCCCGAGCAAAATCAAACCCGACGATATTTGCACCCTTATAAACATACTCCGGCGTGATGATGTAAAACTTGAGCGTGCTCTTGGCGAGTATTTCCAATTGCGCTAAAAACGCCCCGCGTTCCAATGTACCACCGCTGCTTTTGCTTAATTGAACGGTAGCTTTGTATGGGTCGGCTACTTTGTTGTAGCTCGTGAAATAACCCTTCTCAATCGGAGCGTTCACTACGCGGCTCTGATTCTGGTACTGAAGAGATATCACGTTGTCAGCTAACAGTAATGGAACGCCGAACTCGTTGAATATTCCCCAGTAGTTACCGAATAGAGTATTGATTAACGCACCGCCACCTAAGCTTATTCCGGCGTTAATGGCAGCGTCAGGAATATTCTTCCAGTTTGGTATATCTGGCATTCCGAACATGATTTTTCTCCAACGTGAAAAACCTCAGTTAAGAGGCGTGGTGTGAATGTTTTACGTGACGTGTATTAACTACAAAAATTTTGTAGTTTAAAGTTTGAGCAACTCATTTAGAGTTTTGCAAATAATTCAGTTAACTATAACTCTTATTGAGTTTGGGTTGATAGCTACCCCTCCTTAAGAGGTTCAACCATTTTGCACTCCACTAAATGATGACCGCAGAGTTCAGGCAATAAAAAACCCACCGGAGTGGGTTAGTGGTTTATTCTTGCTCAATTATAAGTTTTGGGTGGACTTGGTCTACTAAGTCATAAAACTGCTCTGGTGTTTTGGATATTTTTAAAAGCGTAACTATAGATGCTAAATGCTCTCTTAATTTAGGGTGCCCTATATCATTAGTTAACCATTGATGAAGCTTGGTTTTTCTTTCTGATTTGGATGCCGCTTTTTTTAATTCAGGCAATAAATCAGGAGCTAGCCTGCTATATACTACATTGTTTGTAACTGTACCAATAAACCCTGGTCTCCATGATTTATTGCCGCTAGCGGGAGGATACTCAAGTCCATATATCTTAAATAGACCTTCATAATAATCAGCTGGGAACGTACTTACCCAAGGTTTTAATTCTGTTGCCACAAATGATTCAAGAATCTTTGCTAGCGCATCTCGCTCTCGCTCTCTTTGGTAACCTGTAGCCTCATCAACTAAAGCAATTACACCAACTTTGGCTAAAGATCTAACTAGAATTTCAGCTTTATGAGCAACAGCCATTTGTTCTTTTGACTTTATTGCTCCCGCTTCCCTTGCCCTCAAGTAAAGGTCACCAACAAGCGGCAACATAAGAACATTATGCCCCTCTTTCACGACACCTGATTTTGTTTTGTATTTTACCCTAGGGATCTGATCCATAAGGTCTTGAGTAATAAAGGGTTTTAGGTTCATTGCATCCATAAAAGCTGGCATTTGGATCTGACCTATAACCCTTTGATTATTCGAATCTTTCTTATATCCTCGCTGAGTTCTTCCTAATGCAGAAAATATAGAAGTAACTGAAACAACCCTATTGCCATTTTCTAAAACAGCAACATCTAATTCTGTATCTCCTACTATTAGCATCCCTTCATTTAGAACTGTCGGTAAAAGAGCTTTCTCTTTTTTAGCCGCTGCTGCTTTTCTTCCTGACTCCTTTCTTTCCTCTGGAGTCATTTTAGCTGCTCTAGCCTTACCACCTTTGGCTTTCCCTGTTACTTCTTTTTCGTCTTCATTTTTCATGATGATCTCTCGTGTTGTGAAATTACGAGCAAACCTATCACATGTACGATGCAACGTGCAATAATTACTTTTGTACGTTATATTGATTGAGTTAAATAAAATTTATTTTCAATAAAAAAGCCCCTAGGGGCTTGTTGGTTTACATATCCAGTATGGAATCTAAGTCCTGCAATTCATCATGATGCAATAGATAAATATCATGAATCTTTGCAAGTTCCCTAGCTGATCTAGTGTATTGAGCATTGGTAACAACAACTCCAACGTTAGCACCCCAATATGGCATTCCTGCGACCACTTCCTGAACGGCTTTATTCCCTACTGTTGAAGAGTACAACTTGCACTGAATGGCAACGCAGCATCTGTCTTTATTTGCTATGACATCAACACCCTGATCACCACTAGCTGAAGTCGTTCTTGCTTCCCATCCATTTTCTTTCAGAATGTCCGCGCAAAACATTTCATACTCTAGCGGGCTCATGGTTGGACTCCATGTTATGGAGACATCATTTTCCTTTATATACTCCTTGACTGCATGGTCAAGATGCATCAAATAAATGTCATCAGGAAGCCCTTTGTAGCAATCAGTGACCCTTGGATGATAGTTGAATTTTTTAAAGAAGCTTCTTTTTTCTGCATCCCACTTGTCATAAGACTTATATCCGTAGTCATCTTCAATAACCATGGACTTTCTTTTTCTGGCTAAAATTGGAATATACTTTTTTAGCTCATCAAGAAACATCTCAGTATCTATTTTCTGATCTTGAACTATTTTTAAGCCTGTTTCTCTTGATTTTTTCTTTCTAAGATAACCCTTAACTAACTTGTAAACCAAAGAGATCACGCCTACAGCAAGCCAATATATAATCGTGAACTTGATTGTTAAATCAAACTTCCTGTCTGATTCAAAATCAGAGGAAAACAAAAAAGCAGCTACAGAAGCAATAAATAGATATTTTGCTAATTTAATCATTACAGACGCCCTGATATTATTATTTTACTCTTATATCACTAACTTCACATAACACAGGCGTCATGTGGTTGGCATTGTCAGCGTGGTAAGCCTTGCATACTACAAATCCCTTTTTCCCTTTTGCTTTTTCAAACTTGTCCCACATATCACTTTTTGAAATAACAAGTTGCATAATGCCAATTCCAAACTCTGGCGGCTCTAACCCATCTACATTACCACTGTTTGAAGTTGCTGAAATAATATTCACTGGCCTTATAGACGGAAATCCAGCTACCTCACGATCAATAGTCCCGTATATTTCAACTGGTTCTTCATAGTAAATACCTTGCAAACCCTTTTCTTCATCGGCAATACCGTTGAACGATATCAAGAAAAGAATGGCACAAATACGTCTAAACATTATTCACCCCTTAGTGTGTTATCTAAACCTATTGTGCCACTGCCTTAACGCAAACTACAGCAATTCTTAACTAAGAGAAGGAACTATCTGATACACCCTAGCAGCTATTGACTCCACTGCGTCAGAGCTAACACCCGATACCGTGCTAGCAGTAGTATTAACATTGATATCACCAACACTGATATCCATTTTGTTATTTACTGTTTGAGGCTGCGATCTAACCTTGTTAGTTTGATTCAGGAAATCACTAGATTTTGAGCTATCAAATCCTGAAACTATTGGTTTATTTAAAGAAGACGAAATGCTCTTAGCGTTATTTATTGCATTTAGCTGATTTACTGAATACTCAACTCCGGGCTTCCAGTCCTCAGTTGCTTCAATCATGGCAAGGATGGCTTTTCGCTCTGATAAGCTATGATCCTTCATTTTCTTATCTTGACCGTTAACAGCGGATAATACATTTTTTATGTACTGTTCTGTGTTATTTATTTGCTTTCCGTTCTTGCCATATTTTGGAGCGTACCTTTTTATAGCCTCAGATAGCTTTTTATCTCTGTAATTAGCTCCTTCAAAAAGAAGCTGATCTTTAGCTGCGTTTCCCGCCTCTTTAGTTGGAAATATAGCCATAACGTGACCAGCCGCATTTGTATCATGCCCTATAGCCCCTTTAGACCTAGCGTAATAGCCCCAAATTATGTTTCCTGGGTTGTTGTTCCTCCAAGACCTAGAGCCACCCTCGCGAATAATGTCGCCATTTTCGGTTTTATAGATGCGCTTTTGCTGATGAGGAACTTCGACACCAGTAGCAGTGAATGAATCGCCAGAAGATGATTTTCCACTAAACGACTTTTTGGCAGCATTTAATGTATTCATCCATAGATTAGATATACCATCAGTTCCAAGACTCAAGAATCCTGCACCGGGGATTATATCCTCGCTAGCTTTCGCCACTGCCTTAGCTTTATCCTCTTTGCTCGCATTCGGATCATTCAGGACAATAGCAGCCTTAGCGATATTTCCAGTTTTCTCGCCGACAGTATCGAGTAGCTCATCAAGCTTATCGAATCCGTCGCTAATCTCTTTAATCAGCAAGCCAAAGGCAGTAACCGCACCCGCAACGAGCAAGCCCGGCAAACCGAATAAGCGAGTAAAGCCAAGCCCAACCCTGCCAAGAGTAGCGAGGATTTTAATAGCCCACTTTCCGCCGAACCACAAAGCAAATCCACCCAGTGCCACTTTCCAAGTTTCGAGATTTCCTTCTTGGTCAGTGAACCACTTGCCTACTGTGGTCTCCTTGAACCAGTCTTTAAACTCATCAAGCTTTTCAAGTATCGGCGTAATCGTGCTATCCCACTTTTCCCAATACTCACCGAGTAATGATTCCCCGCCTTCTTTCCACTTCTTGAAGTCGTCATAAAGTAGCCATAATCCAGCGCCGAGCAACAACAGAAGAGCAGGTAGTAAACCAATAGCACCAAATAGCCCTACGAACGCCTTAGCCGCTTTTAGTACAACAGGAATTAGTGTGACACCTATTACCATACTAAGCGCCTTGAAGACGAACATGGCGGTATCTCTGTTCTTGTTCAGATAACCAAGGAAACCTGTCACCGTAGCAGATAGTTTTAATGCATAGGGGATGAGGTAGTTACCAAGTAACGTTTTCAGCCCATCCCATTGCATACCGACCAGCGCATTTTGTTGCTGTAACTGCCGGCTGATTTCTAACTCTTGCTCAGACGAAACAACGATATCTTTTTGCAGTGCAAGTTGCCGCTCCATTTCTTGGCGACCTTGCAACAACATATTTATCGTGCCTTCATCAAAGCCCATATTCTTAGCGAAGTTATAGGCTTGAGGTCTGGACATTTGAGACAGGCTATCGGCGACATCCAGCAAGATATCATCAAGATTTCTCAGCTCACCGTTGCTTTTAACTACGCCCACATTCAGCGCGTTAAAGTACGGTAAAATTGAGGTATCACCTACCGTTACCAAATCCCAAAGAGACTTGTTCAGGTTAGCCATACTGGAAGCCATGCCCTCAGCACTTCCACCCGACAGCTCGGCGGCACCTTGCCAACGCTTAACTTGCGTGGCATTCATGCCGAGATTTTTACTTAGAAAATTAAGCTGGTCATTTGACCGAGCCGTATCTTCGATAAGCTTAGTTAATCCCGTGGACATGAATATGGTCGTGAAGAGTCCAGCCAGTGCCTTAGTCGCATTGTTAATCGACTTTGTGAAGCTATCACTTTGCTCCTTGGCTTTCTTTTGCTGCTCTCTCGTACCTTTTAGGGTCTCATTTACGCCGCCGAGCGTTTCATTCAGAGCGTCGATAGAGTCCGCTAACTTATCGTTTTCAGTTGTCGCCTTTTTCGCATCGTTAGCAAAACCTCCGCTATCGAGTTTCAGCGAAACAAGAAGCGTATCAATTAGCGTTGCCATCGTTTATCTCACTCATTAGTTGCTTGTTGTACGATTCAACCTGATGTATTTCTAGGAGGTTTAAAACATCTTCCAGACTGTAAATCGTGTGGAGTTCGTGAAGCGTTGCGTACTTCGCGGTTATCACTTGGTACGCAACGGTAGACACGTTATTTGTTTCAGCTAAAACGCCATCACGAAGCGGTAACCCTGCTTTTAATCGTTCGAGCTGGAGCCACCGCCGTTCACTAAAAAATCCAAGTGAATAGCTAACGCCTCCTTGCGAAGAACGAACATGGTCGAGAGGTCTTTCACATCGGATTCCAGCAGTAGAGGTCTAGCGGTTCCACCCGATGGGATGGTTTGCACACAATCCAAAAGCTCATCAAGCAGAGGGATGCCGACTCTTGGGTCAATACCTGCCAGCGCCTTGATTGCGACGTTAGCCATGCCTAGCATTCCCATGTTTGGATTGACACCTTCCAAGTCCACGCCGCCATTGGCAATAGCGAACAGTGCTCGCATCGCCCAGTTATCCGCCTTGGCAATTGGCATTTCGGTAACTTGATACATCATTCCAGCATCACGACCTTTTTCAATCGTGATAGTTTTTGATTTCAGCGTCATTAGATTTCCTCAGCACCTTCGAAGACCATGTTGAAGTTGTAGCTTGTTCCGTCGAGCATTTTTTTACCGCTTGCGCCGCCAGTCATTGACGTTAAGCCGCCAGTTGCGCTGTAGCGTTTGCCGATTGATGGAATTTCGACAACGATATCCACAAATCTGGCCTCCATGTTCGCGTTAAAGTCCTTGCGAATGTTTTCCATGATTTGTGTAGATACACTGTTTGCTTCCAAGTAAAGCGTCCATTGCGTTTCATGCGGCGTGTAGCCGATGGACTGTTTACCATCGACACCCATGCGAGTCTCACCGATGTTTGCGTCACCAAAGTTCCACGCGTTATCAGCTTGAAAACCTTGCAACTTCACGAACTCGTCATAAACGCCCTTACAGCGGATCATCAAAACGGCGTTTGCCGATGTTAATGTTCTTGGGTTATGTCCCATTGGCATAATGTTTTACCTCTTACTGGACGTTGATTGATGGGAGATTAACTTGCTGAACACTGCCGCCATCGGCGTACCACAGTTTCAGAGGCATTGATTTACGAAGACCGCGTGTTTGCGCCGGAGTGTCTTCAATCTTCATGCACCAACCTGCCGTATTGATTTGAGATGCCGCATCAAATCCAGCTTCGATGTTGATTTGTTTCTTTTGCTGTTCTGATAGCTCAACGCCAGTTTGTATGCCGCCGAAATTAATCATCTGGAATACCGGATCCGCCACAGCAGAACGATGAATTGCCTTACCTGTTTCGTTGTACGGTACAGATTTAAAGCTTTTCAGCATCGTCATTAACGCTAACTGGAGCTGGTTATTGAAGAACACCTGATTCACATAACTATCAACCCACTTAAACTTACCTGATACGGAACCAGGATAAACAAAGATGAAGCGGTCATTGGCTGTGCCGTATGCACCGTAGAAGTTAAAGCCCATCGCGATTAATTCATCTGCCAGTGCTTTATCTGTTACTGAAGGCGTTAACCCTTCCTGACCACGGAATGCCAAGTTTGTGCGACCGTTCAGCTCATCAAAGTTCAGGCTTGCTGCAAATCCACAGACAAAGGCTGCGTGTTTGTGGCTACCGTAAAATAAGCACGTGCCGCCGATATCGGACTCTTTAATTGCTGAGCTGATAGTTTCTAGCTCACCTTCGCCGTTTTCTGTTTGATACAGAACGTGCATATAGCGGTCTTTTTGCAGAGCGACCCAGCGAGAAATTGCTAGCTTTTCTTCTGCGGTAAAATCAATCGCCGCGATAGAAACAAAGTTTGTCGTTTCTTTGGTGATGCGAGGCAGCAGTTCTTCGATAGTGTCAGCGTTGATGCCGTTGTTAGCCTGTGCCCCAGATGCTTCAGTTAATCCCATGAACGTTGCTAAATCACCTTCAGCAAATGAGATAGAACCAACCGCGCCTTTTGTTGCGCCTTCGATGACAAACACTTTAGCGCCTGTGTCATAGGTACACGTTGCCGCAGCACCTAAAGCCGTAGTGACTGCTGCCGCTAAAGATGAATAACTGTTAACCTCAGTTTCGAAGTTCACAGATGTAACCTGACCATCGATTGTTAAAATCAGACCTTGTGGTAATGCTGCAAATTCGCTAGCGGTTCGAGTTGGAAGCTTAGCGCCGACTAACTTAGCCGCTTGCGCTGTCGTAACCATTGATGCGATAAATAGCGTGTCAGGCAACACTGTGCAGTTATCAAAGCCTGCAAAATACACCTGCGCAGCCTCATACTCTTTAGAGTCTTTGCCGAACACTTCACCCACCAAATCAGCAGAGCCGAAAGCTTTCACGCCTAGCATGGATGCTGGTTGCTTTTTGGTGATAAACAATGCGTTAAGAGCCAGTGGATTGCCGCCAGTGCCAACGACACCGGGCAATATCTGGACGATATCGCTTGCCGGAATAGATTTCATATTTTTACCTTAGATATTTGTGGTGGTAATTGATATTTCGTCGACACCATCGACGTGATAGGTTGTTTCAGGGTTATATTGAAGTTTAACTTCAAGCATCATCCTGTTTTCGTACTGATTTGATTCGTTAACGAGGATATTCTTTCTGGGCTCACCACAATAAAGTGGCTGACATTTAGTCATTCGCGAGGTTGTATAGTTACTTCGCCAGAGATTCGCTACAACGCGAGAACGCGAGTTTGCCTCAGCTCCATAAAAATCCAGTTGAAATGCTGCCTCGACCGATGACTGAGACGCCATCTCTTCTATCGCTGGATTCCAGTAATCAGAGGTGTAATCAAGATTGCGCTCAAACAACATGTGCATGACAATACCGTCGATAGGGATAGCTTCATTATTCTGATACCCAACTACCACAGGACACGAGAATAACTCGATGAGATAACGCCTAAGCTCAGCGAATATATCGCGCTCAGTAACACTTATTGTTGCCGCCATAAAAGCACCTTAACCCATGATGGGTACGATTCTATGACCTTGGTTACTAGCCACTCAGACGCTTCTGATTCGCCATAAGCAACAAAGCTAATCTTATCTGCACCTTTTTGTTTCGCTCGACGAATAGCCTCAATCTGCCCTCTCGCATATCCGTAGATAAACTCTCCTTGCTGATTGATAACACCTAAATGCTCAAGGTCTTGAGTGCTCAGGCTTTGTAATTGCATGGAGATTTCATGCTCGGAATACTTAGGCGTTTGATATCCAGCTTCGTCAATGTCGAAACCTTCATTGGCTAATAAGGTCGCAGGCAAGTTTTTATTAACCACCTGTACAGCCGCGTTGGCGATAGACCTGACTTTAATCATCGGTCACCTCGTAATTTACCGAAGTAATCATGGTTCTTGTGTCAGTCAGTGGGCTGGTGTTTCCATTTCCACGCGAGCGCCTTGCTGCTAATGTTGCCGCGGAAAGTGCAGGCTCAGTCAATTCTGATATCGACGTTTGGACATCACCTTGAACCAAGCCGCCAACCCTATCAAGCACCGATTTAGCATCCTCTCCGTTTGCAACACCTTTCGATATAGCATGAACCCATTCTTCTTTGTGTTTATCAATGGCGTTGCGAAAAAATGGTCTAGGTGGGATATTCACTGTATGAGCGGGTATATCGTGACTTGTTGCAAAGTTTGAGCTTTTAGCTTTAACAAACCTACCGCTTCTAGCAAAAGAACCATCTTTTTTCATGCTTCGATAGATTGTACCCGTCCTCGCTTGCTGATTAATGGTTGCGCCGTACTCATTTGCATAAGCAACGGTAGCTACTGGGGTTCCATCTGAGTAAGTGGCATCAGGGAAGAACCCCACCTTAACCTCAGTAGCATTCAGCCTTTTTTCTAAATCAGCTAGATACCTCTCCAGACCGCTAGCCATAAATGCTCCCCGGATAATAGTTAGCCATTCGATAAACTTTTGTGGCTTGCCAGTAGTCCATTCCGTAAGGGCTTAGCGTGTACCATGCATTTCTAAACTCAATAGCACCAAGTTCAGAGGATACAGACACGCTACCCTCACTAGCAGACGACACTCGCCCAACCATTCCAGAACCACCTTTACCATCTTTATCGCCGTATCGCATGTACGCCAAATGAGCCATAAGCAAATAGAGCAAACGCTCTCGCTTATCACTTTTGGCAACAAGTGAACTTTCGGTGTTATCGAGGTAATCGGTGGCCTGGTCGAAAAGGTAAGGTAATAAATCGTCTGTTATATTAGAAAACTCAGGGAACATGGTGCGGAACGTAGATTTATTCAGTTCCACAATTGCCATGATTAATCCTCGGTTAGTGGCTCCACTCCGGCAGATTTGGTGCTTGCTTGCTCTAAGCCTGTTTTTTGCTTAGCGCGTTCTTTCGAAGCATCTTCCGCAGATTTATAATCCGTTACAGCAAACACAATGCCATTACGGATAAGCTTCTGGTCTTTGAACGCCTTTTCAAACGCCTCCCAGGCATCAGCAGGGACATCACGAGTAATACCAAAGCCATTCAGTAGCATAGATGAGTTTGCGCCAGCTAATGCGATTGATTTGCCTTCGTGCTGTAAATTAAGCCCGTTTGGTAATTTGCATCCGATAACATACGTTGAAACCTTAGCCATTTTATACCCCTAACATTTGCGCGAATAAGAGCGGCTGAGTAACAACAGCGCCATAAGTTGTACCAGAGTGTTTTTGTTTCCAACTTGAACTCATGGGGATAACTGGATGAGCGCGTAACTTCTCGCTATATGCACAGTAACCAGCCTCTTGACCTTGCGCTGTTTCAACGAACATTTGGATCAACTCGCCAGCATCGGTGTCGTACTGCGGAGCAACTTCGATACGAATATTAGTAAACGTATCTTTTACCATTTTCTCTACAGAGTTACCGAAAATCTCATTCGCTTTTTTGAACCAAACGGAAGTGTTAGGGCTCATTGCTAACACGAGAGGAGAAGCCATATCAACGCCGTCACCAACTGCGCCGTTTGTACGTGCGATTAAATCAGCATATAAAGCCAGAATATCGTTATAGATATCGATAACTTGCTTATCTTTCCACTGAATCGCACCGCCAACAGTGGCAGGAGTGATAGGAGCTGGTAGCGCTGGGTCATTAAGGATGCCATAGTTCAGCAAACCTTCTACGCCGTAAAAATAAAACTTGTTCTGCGCTTGGTTCATTGTCCAAGCGGCAGCGCGCTGTTTCTCTGCAACATAAGACAGCATAGCCAAGCCGTAACGCTCTTGCTCCAACTCGCCATAAGTGACCATTGTTTGATAGCGGTACACCTGACGATTTTCCCATGCGTTTGTAACTTGGTTAGCACCCTGTTCGCTGTAGTCATCGTATGCAACCACATCGCCAGATTGCTCAACGCGTTGTATCATCATGGTATCTTGCGCCCATGAGCCTTTTTTCTTCTCGCCTAAAATGTCAGTTGCTTTTTGCTTAGCAAAGATAGTACGAACAATCTCAGGGTCGATGAAAGTTGAGACAATGGCAGGAATACCACCATTCGCTGGCATAGATGGTTGTACGTCGGCATCCATAGCGAATCGAGTAACAGAAGGAGGCATATAGAAGCCGCGTGATTCTGCTTCTTTCTTAAATGCTGAAAAATCAGCCTGTGTTAATTGTGGCATTATGCTTTGCTCCATGTAGAAATTACGAATAAATCACCAACAGCGGCAGCACTCGCTACATACCACTCGGTTTCGATTGCACCATCAACAGTTGCGCCAGCGTCCCCAGTTTTGATTGTGCCGTCTGCTAATACTGCAAACACTTTCTGACCAACAACAGCAGCCGTTGCAGACTTAGCCCAAAAATCACCGCCAACAATCGGAGATGCTTCGCGACCTTTAGGGATCAATAAGCTACTGCTTTTCAGGTAATCAATCGTTGCATTCGCGTTGTTATACACAAAACCAACTGGCTTACCTGTGCCTGTGTTATTTAATTTTTTAGGGTCTGTCGCGTCACGCCATGCGAAACGACACATATTCAGACCATTATCACCAGCGAAGAAAGCGCCTGCACCACCTGCCGCAGCAATGATTGGGCTGTTAGATGCTGGCTGACCCTCCTGACCTACGCCAGAGTAAAGACGTACACTTGATTGAAACGCCATAATTATTTATCTCCATCAAAGAAGCTGAGAACATTTTTACGAGAAGATGGTGCGATCGGAGCGGAATCCTGCGCCATTGTTGGCACTTTGGAGTAAGCGTTGAAAACTGAACGCAGACCAGCAGCTGGAATTGATGCGTAATCTTCACAGCCCATTTGCTTTAGTGCTGTTCGATAAACATCTTCTGCACTATCGCAAGCTAATTCGCCAACAACAGGGCGAACATCACGCTCAGCCTGACGCAGTGCCATAAACTTACGCTCTACAGCGCTAATAGCTGCATCCATAGCCATTTTGTTATCTTTGGCTTTTTTGTCGTCATCTTCATCGTCAGCGGTTTTTTTAGATTTATCATCTTCCTCGTCGCTGTCGTCTGCTTTGCGGTCTTTCTCGCGGTCTTTGTTTTCCCGCGCCTCACGCTCTTTGAGCTCTTTTTCTTCACGCTTTAAGCGCTCAGCTTCGGACTCGTTATCTTTTTCTGCTTGAGTAGCGTCATCTTTGATGACCTTACCAACTTCTTCTTTTACTTCATCAGGGTTCGCATCACTTGCCAGTTTTGGCAACAGATACGCCCAAAGTTTATCGAGTTTTGACATCAGTTTGATTCCTATAGGTTTTGAGTCATATACAAATACGTCGGAGCCAGCCCGACCACTAGGCACGATTGCCACATGGTTACAAACGATGTCACGCATTACGCCATCGTATGTTTCTCCCTCATACTCACCCGGAGTCATATCCAGTTTGTAACGATAAGATGAGGAAATTTCTTTTTGCTTCTCAGTTTCTACGCCGAGGATTGAGTCGATATCCCATAGCACTAGGGAATTTTTCAGATAAGTACCGTCGAACTCCGACCGTTCACCAGTAGAGCCCACAATTGACTCTTTTGGCGGGTCAATCACTGTTACGCCAATGTGCTTATTAAGCACCGGTTTATTGTTAAATGTGTTGACAGCTTTCTTGAGTTCTTCGGGGTCGCGTAGCAGACGATAGGCTTTATTGGGGTCTAAACCTAACGCCTCAGAGTCAGGTATTTCCTTGCCGTAGTAGATACAAACGTTAGCCTTGCTGATTGGAGTTAATGCTACATGCATCATCCCGTCTTCGTCGTAAGTCCTAACGCTCGCTTTATCAAAGGCAAATTTCACATCTTTCATGGTTTACCTTTATTTGGACATAAAAAAAAGACCACCTAAGTGATCTGTTATTAGAACGGCAACACGGGGCGCCACACGCAACCGCAATTAGGCAATTGACCTGGCATAATATATTCACCATCAATCAAGCAGCCTTCAGATAGCTTAAATCGCTTTCTTTCTCGGCCGGCTTTAACGTGACTATGGCGGGGTTTATTACCTCCCCCACTATGCACCCACTCACCTTCAACGATACCGGCAGCTTGTTGTCTTGCAGCCGATAATGCGCTTGTTGCCTTACGAGTTTGGTCACGAGCGATAAATTCAGCCCTGCGCCGTGTAATACCATGACGCTTACCAAAATTACGCTCGATTTCATCAGCAAGCATTTTTCTATCACCGCCGCGGGCAACAGCGCGATATACCATCCCTTCTACTTCGGTAAAGTATTTCTCAGGGATAGACCGGATAAGAGAAACATTCTCGGCAATGATCGCCTCACGCTTCTCTAACATGGCGTTAGTCCATTGCATGTTGATAGTCATGGATTCACGCCGAGCAGTAGCCAATAAGCCTCTATCAACCGCGCCTTGCGTTTTATCAAGCATTTCATCAGACCAGGATTTTGCCTTGCTAATAAAGTCTCTGACCCATTTACCGCTGAGCAAATCAAGTAATTTTCGTATCATCTCAACCGGATTTGCATCCATCGCCAAACTAGCATCTTGAGCAAGAGGGTTATCACGAATAGCGTTAACTATTTCACGCCTAACCTCATCGTTCATTTTTCTAATTTCGGCGAGTAACTGCTTCTGATACCACTTGATATTGCCGGCGTTGTAATTAATAGGTTTCAGTCTCGTTGTTTTTCGGCTCATAATCACCATCCAAGTTTTCGAAACCTGCGCCCTCTATGCCTTTGAGAGCATCCCTAGCTTCTTCAGAGCTAACAAGTTGACTATCAGCAGCAACCGCCACAGCATCAACTCGTATCTTCGTGATTTCAGCGCGTTCTTTTTCGCTAATCTCATCTAGAGGTTTGAACTCAAAGTAAATACCCTCTTTAATTTCTCCGAACTCTGAGAGCTGGATAATCTTGAAGATATTCTCTAAAGGTCGCCTTAGGTTTCCGTCCTGATACCCTGACACGGTTTCGTGCCATGTGGATAACTCTGACTCACCCGAAGCATTTAAACCTGCCGGAGCGTTTCCTAGGAGTTTTAAGTTGGTGATGCGCGATGGAATACAAAGCTGGTCTTGATAGTTAGATAGCAAGTTGGACAGCTCACTTAGTGAAGTTTGCATATGAAGCAAATCCTCACCAGTATCTATCGCCCATAGCCCGAAATTATCCTGATACTTCGTGAACATCTTAATCCGCTTGTCAAACTCCCCCGGCACTTGCAACCGAGCGTCCATATCAGTTTTAAGCGCCCTCATTCTCAATGTGCGAAGAATTTTAATTACGTTTTTCTTAGCATCACGCCAATCAACAACGTAGTCCTCCATTAACTGAGTTAGCGACAGCCCACCGAAGTTATAGGACGGCTTGAGAATATCTGGAACCGGACGACTAACAATGTCATTAAATCGTGACTCGTGAACCGTTTTACCCATCACGAACCATGCGCTAGGCTTATAAAAGTTTTCCGCTAGAGGCCACTGAGTGTTATACATCGCAGGATAAATCCAAGTCGGGTCAACAACTCTAAGCCCCTTCAGAGAGCCTTTAGGTATTTTGCGTGGGTCTAGAAATAGCGGTTTTTCTAGCTCATCATCTGTCATTGCGCCAGTATCGATGTAGATATGCGCCACACCATATTGAGAGTCCTGTCTAACTGCTTCATGAATCAAGCGCTTTACATCATATTTAATTAGCGCCTGCTCCATCAGTTCGATATCAGGGTCGCCCTCCTTTCGGCTTTTCACCTCAATCCAGTTACGCGTCATCTCATCTGCGAATACACTGTGCATGTTAGAATATTCGACTTGCTGAGACATTGCAGCTAACTGAGGATATCCACGAAACCCTGAATACTCATCGCCAATAGACATAGTGTTAAGCATGTCGTATGGAGTAGCGTCCATAGCAAATGCGGCTTCTTGTTTAGCCTCAGGAATAACGCCCGGTAATGGCTCGTACCTCTTAAATTTATCAACGCTATTATTTTCTTGCTTAATTGAGGCTTTTTCTAAATCAACCTCACTGATCCTGAACGGTTGATTTCCGACAGGCTGTTGTGTTTTTTTACTCTTGCTCATCGGAGTATCTCGTCTGGAATATGGAATGGTTGTTTAGCGTTAGAGAACGCCATAATGAACGCATCGGCTTTGTTTGGGCTTGGGATGCCGCGTTTCTTCATATCCTTTTTGCTCTCAACCTTTACGCGTCCGTTATTGTCATAATCGACTTGAGGGCGTGATAACTCGGCTTTGAGGTATTCGATATCTTTCATATCACTGGATATGCTGATTAACTGGTCATCAGTGAATTTATCGCCATGCTCGATAGCCCGCCAAGTGTTGTAGAAGCGGTCAGCGACTAATTGCCATTGCTGCGCCTTCAGGTTGGAGAACATATCTTTATTTGTTTTACCTGGCTTATAGTTGCTTTCTGGCTTTTCGACGGAAGCGCCTGCATTAAACCCGACTGTAACAATGCGATTATCTTTACGGTTAAATTGAGCCTTAACGCCAGCACCTACGCCGATTGAGTCATAGATAACTGTATCTACATTATTATTAACCGCGTCTGCATAGACCTTGTCAGCGCTAAATATGACGTCTTGACCTCTCCACTCTTCGACAGATAAAGCAACTGAGCCATGACGCAGCACTATCGCGTTAGCATCTTCACCGTCATCAGCAACGTCGAAACCGACAATTCGCTTACCTCTTGGCTCAAATCCTAGCTTGATATGTGCATCGACAGCCGCCTCAATCCACGCAGGTTTGATAATTGCCAGCGCGGAATCCGCTACTGGTTCGCCTAGCCAGATATGGCGGTATAGTTCAGGGTCGCGCTCTTTGCACTCTTCCATTTGCTTAGGAAGCGGAGTGTCGTAAAAGTGGGGATTTACATCGTAATTAGCTTTAAGGACTATTGCCCCCTCTGGCGGCTTAACAACGAATCGTTGGTAAGTATCATCAAGAATGTTCTTCGGGTTGAAGCTTACCCATATCTCGGCGTTTTTATCGCCACGGATAGAAGGCAACAATACTTCCCATGAATCTTTAACTACCGCCTCAGCCTCTTCAATCCAGCAAATACCGACACCCTGAATTGATTTAATCTTGGTGACGTTATTTTTGATTCCAGCGAATACGAATGAAGCACCTGTACCAAGGTGAATGATCGTGTTCTTTTGTATCTCGAACTCTTTCTCATAACCTAGTCGGTCGATGGTTTCACAAAGCAGCTTATGCACTGAATCACTAATAGACCCCTGAAACTCACGAGTGCAAAGAATGACTGTTTTGATTCTCCGTGATACTTCAATCGCTAGCTCTGCAAAGAAATAAGATTTACCACTACCTCGACCACCGTAAGCCACCTTGTAAGGGGCGCTTGCTGCAAATGGTTTAAAGTAAGGGTTAGCCATCGAATATTTCCTTGATAGAGCGATTCTCGACTTTCACGTCAGCGGTTAGGTCGACTTTATCCACGAAGGCACTAACGTTTTTGTGCTTGCCTAGTAGCTCAAGGTTTTTCACTTTGTCAGGCCATTTAATTTTCTTCATGATGCCGACTAAATCACGCTCACCATCTTTAGACTCGAACATTTCAGCCAAGTCCATGCCGCTTAACGATGTGCGCCAAACTTTAGGCCATTCATGAATAGGCTTAATACCTCCGTCATCGTGAAGAATATCCAACACATCCATTTGGTCTATTTCGACAAGGCGATTGAGAACATAGTCAGCCGTTATCTCTAATCGCTCACTACGGTCATTCATCAATTCCTGAATTCGTTTTTCAATGTCAGGTTTTGACAGGTTTTCAGATGCAGTGCGGTTTGCAGTTTTCTCGCTGTACCCCGCACGAATAGCCGCCTGTGTAGCGTTCAAGTCAACGAGGTACTCACGACAGAACATTTCCTGCTTATCAGTGAGTGCCATTCTCTTATCCTCATAGTTAATTAAAAAGCCAACTCGAAAGCGGGCTTTGTGATTAATTACTTAGTTGCTTTTGGCGCTGCAAATAGTAATGCCTCTGCCTCAGTCACTTTAGTGATAGTGATATCAGCTTGAACGACCACTGTTTGACCTCCATTCTTAGCCCATAAGCGTTTGAATAAATCATACTTACGCGGCTCGTCATTAACGAAGTCAATCGCTTTCTTTGCTGCTGTAGTGTCATAGCCTGTTAATGCGAACAATTCAGTTCGAATTACGTCAGACGTTAATACTTCACTCATTTCATTTTCCTTATCTATGTAAGTTATTCGCAACCATCATCACGTATCACTACGTTACTTTGGTCACTTACGGCTTACCCGTCAGCAAGATATAGACCACCTCACTTAATTGCGAAGAAGCCATTAAAAAGCCCCGCTATTGCGAGGCTCGTTGTTTTCGTTTAGTGATCCAGCCAATGCGGAATATCACAAAGGGAATTGTTAGGTTGAGAACTGATAACCTTAATCCAACTGTCGGGCTAAAATCAGGACAGTACGCAAGGTGAAATAATGCATACAACCTAGAATCATTCTTCCTAGTCGTATACCAAAGCTCTTTATCTATTCCAATGCTCAGATAAAGACGTTTGATGAAAATGCATTTATCCATTGCTCACCTGCCGTTGTTGTTCAATTTCCCGTATTGCTTTCTTGTCCAAGTTGCACTTTGCTATTGAGTTCATGGCATCAACTAACAGTTGTGGCATATCACCCCAATCAACATTCTCAGGAATATCAGGCTGAGGGCAGTCAGCGGTTAAGTGAGCTGGTATCGGTGGAGACTGAACGGGAATCAATGCCTCTTTTGTATTCCCGCAACTTACTAACAACATTATCGGGCACAGCAGTATTAGCGCACTCATTGTCTTTGAGCACTGTTTTGATAACAGTCTTAACTTTGACATGTTCTGAGTCCTCTAATTGCTTGGATTTGATGTTGGCTTGTGAAATTCGGTCAAATATAGAAAGCGTCCTATACACATTAAAAACAATGCGGTTACTCTCTATAATCTTTTGGTCTTTCTGATCGCTCAGTTCTTTCTCATGAGCCAATGCAGATAGAATCCAGAGGGAGAAAAATAGAAATGCAACAAGCCAGCCAGTGATTGGGCTAATTATCCATTTCACGCTGGAATCTCAACATGGGGCGCATCAATGAACTTAGTTTCAATTGGTAGTGATGGGTCATTCTTCCAATTGATACCGAAGCGCAATTTAACGCCTAGCTCATCAGCAGCTTGCTTAACTGCTTTCAATAGCGGTTTAAACTCATCAATCTGCCATTTAGTATTCACAGGGATAATATCTACTGCATGACCTGTTAAGTGACGACTGTGCATTGTTTGTGATTTCTTTTCTGCAACCAGCTGCTTTTGTCGCTCTTGAGTTCGCAGACCTTCAATGACAATGAAATCGACAGGTGTTATTTCCAGTGTACGGCGAATAACTTTCAATAAATCAGGGTTAACACCCTTGAGATTGCTTTCGCTTCTCTGGCTGAATTTGAAATTATTCATTATTCACTCCTGCCTTACCCTTAATCATTTTACTCAGCGTTTCTACGCCCCAGTAGCCAATCAACACGCTAGTGAAGTAAGCAAACTCAGGATTCATTCCCATAGCTGCCAGCAAGTCTTTAGCAAACCATCCAAAGAATGCACACAGCGCACCATCTAGCAGGGTCTTTTTCCAGCCGCCGCCGCCGTTATACATGCCACGCAGTATTGCAACAGTTCCAGCCAGACCAGCAGCAGCCGCTTGCTCTTTTACTGAAGAAAGCCAATTGAGTAGATGGTCAAGCCATTCAGGAGTGTTATTCATACATTTCATACTCACCCCCTACGTTGGAGGAATTTAGTTAATAGATAGCCGCGCACAATCTCTATGCGTCAATTAAGTGTGTGTGATTAGAATTCTGTGGCGGCGTATTTGGTGCACCGAGATGGGATTCGAACCCATAACCAAGCAATTATGAGTTGCCTGCTCTGCCGTTGAGCTACTGGTGCAAATAAAAAAGCCGCACTAGGCGACTTATTGAAATTGGCGGGATAGCGTGGAATCGAACCACGATAAGAAGGTTAACAGCCTTCCGTAATAACCTTTATACGACTAACCCTTAAATGCGAAAAGCCCCTACCGAAGTAGAGGCTCTATTTTCTTCGACCTCTCAGCCGATGCGGTTGGAGTTCCAGTCCAAATAGACGAAGTGACCAACTAGGCGGGATCGATAACAAGAGCCGCCTCTTTTACCTTGTTACCTGCTCTTTGCTTTTCACGACCGAGCATACACTAAATATACAGACTCATAACTTAATTTCAAGTAATTTCTGAAATATTTTTCATTTCGACTCCATGCTGTGAGCGCTCTCTCGCTATTTCATCTTGCATCACCATATACAACTTCGCATTAAATAAACTAATGCACCAACGTACACGGTCAATACATTGTTTGATAGTCAGCCAAGGTGCTATTTGTTCCTGCATATAATTTGCGAGAGTTTGCAGAGTATTTCTGCCAAGATAGTAATCAGTGGCGACAACATAAATAGGATTGGACTTGTCGAACGCCTTCAATATTGCTTTCTCTACAAAATCAGCTTCATCTACATCGTTGGCGCGCTGAAACATGTCGCTGAGAGATTGTTTAGGAAATAATACTGCTCTGGCTTTTTCTTCAAGTTCCTGTCCTGTGTAGCCTTCTTTGCTTAACTGGTCGAATACCTTGGTGAAGCGTTCGATGTTTTCACCAGACCAACCAGTAATGAAACGCCAGATGCCATCACCGCCGCCTCCATATCCAAGATAATCACCGCCTTTCATTTCGTCAGCCCATATAGATATGATCGCCCTTGTCCATCTTTCTTGTGGCGGGGTTAATCGTCTAGCCTTGCCTAAATATGACTTCCTTGGCGACTTTGCCAGTTGAAGATAAATATCAGAATTACGCCCTCTCATCTTACCTCCGGCAATACTGTGTGATGTCTGTCGCATCCAACTGAATACATGATCCGACTACCTAGGCGCCTTGCTTGTCCAGTTTCTGCAATCTTCATAAATCCATTTTTTAATTGGATAACTGACAAGTATCTCTTAGTCATGTTTTTACATGCCTCAGTTTCAGCGCGAAACCTGCACTCTTCAATTGCTGCCTCTATGTCAGTGAACATTAAGCTGCCTCCATGAGTCTTTTCCGTCTTTTCTCATACCAACGAGCCCTACGATTGAATATTGCTTTCATTCGCTTTAGATATTCGATATCAAATTTACGGACCGAGTTATCGTGCTCTAAGCGTGTTACTCGCTCTTCGCCGATTTTATTGATGAGATTTATGCGATATGGAATTAGATTGCCTGACAGGTCCCTATTGCAGTGAACGCAGCCAGCGTGAATGTTGAAAAGATTAAACCTTAAATGACTTGCCGTACCTCTTGACCTGTAATGACTTGCATCTACGGACCCACCTCTTACCCCGTAATTTAAGGGCCTACCACAAGCAATACATGGCTGGCCATAATCACGCCAGAATATGTATTTGTTTACTGCAGCTTGGGCCTCTTTGTTCCAGTCTGATTTTGTCTTTAGCTTTTCCTTGCGGACCCTCAACATTTTCCTTTCCTCAGATAAGCGTTTTTTACGGTCCTTTTCTTCGGTCCGTTTAATTTCTTTTGAAGCGAATTTTATTGCGCAGGATGTAGAACAGACTTTTTGAGTGGATAGGTAGGGGGTGAATTTTTTATCGCATTCTTTACAGGTTTTCAGCTTCGGCTTTTTAGCCTTAGCCATACATAAACCCCATCGCTAAAGTAACAATAGAAAAGAATAGAATTACGTGTCGGGTTCTAATCATCACAACCCCTTAATTTGGTTGTTTTTATCAGCCATTTATCGACTATTTTAAGCACTGACCTATACCTAGAATCTAGGCTCCAGAAAAAATCACCTATCCATGAAAAGATTTGTGCCAGTAAAATAATCACCCCATAGAACGGGATTACAAACAAAATCCATAGAGTAGTTACGGAATAAGCTATTAGATAACTTTTCCAGTTGAGTTTTAGTTTCCTCCATCTAGTCACTTTCTCGCCCTCCGCTTCTTGGCTGCTCGGTTTATCTTTGCGTGACCTGTGATGCGATTAGTTGATATTGGGTAGCTGTACCAACTTCGACTATGGTTAATAGCCCATGATGCCGTTTGTGCTGCCATTGAAACCATTGATAGAGCAAACCCCATCAGTGAAATTTTGTGTTTATTCATCTCTCTTGCTGCTCCTTGAGTTATTCTCTGTGACCGTAGTAGTTATATTCATAACGAGTTGTACGCAGCTTCACGCCACTTTCTACCGCCCAAGCTGTCGAGTATTCAATTAAGCTACTCATGCGCTTCTTTCCCATCTGAGACGTACTCTCGCGTATGTTTAATAGCTCGCCTTCAATACCTCGGATTAGTGGTGACTCTTTCGCCCCTGTCGTGACCATCCAGTGACCAGACACAAATACATTCTTCCACTGCCATAACTTCAGTGGCTCATTGTTGAGTGTCATTTGCTTTGATACATCACCACATAGCGCATGAAACATATCGTTTTGCGGTAGTGTTCGGCTGGATTCTGAGATTTTTACTTCTAGAGGGAATTCTTCGTTGAGGGGTAAATTATCTAGTACGGCTTTAAGGTTTTTTAGTATCTGTGTATTCCTGAGTAGGAATGTTTGCTTCTGCATTATCCCTCCTGTACTTAATGTTGTGTCTCCATAAGGTCATGCCGCATTGAGGGCAAAAGAAAAATGAGCCGTCATTCCAACAGTTTTCTTGCTTCTCAAATTTATGACCAGTGAAAAAACATCTAAGCGTTGTGATTGCTGAAATGCTCATGGCTTATCACTCACTGTTAGCTCTCCTGTGGTGGCTCTGGCTTTTCTGGCAAATTCATCCAATGCGTGACCATGTAAACCTCGCCATCCATGTCTTGCATTCCTTCATTTTCGCCAGATTCAGCATTTTGAAACTTTTCGATATCACCTTTCCACCATGCAGTAGTCCGACCATGGGAGCCGAATGTAAAATATTTGCCGTCTTTCTGTGGCGTTTCATCACTTCGTTTAATCCAGTTCATCATTCACCCTCTGGCATTGGTGAGAGTGGCATCCAGAATTCGAAATCGTCGTAAAATACTGAAGTGTTTCCATCTGCATCACTTATATAAACAACCGGACTCTCGTCTAAGTCACCCGCTTCATACTCACCTACATACATGACGCCTTCACTTACGAACAAAATAAACTCGCCATTCTCTGGTTGATTACTGCTATGTTTAACCCAATTAGTTCCCTGCATTAGATGCCTCCCGTTGACTTATCCCGTGCTTAGCGTTGTATTCAATTTGAGACAATTTCAAAAACGCCTTACCTCTTGGGTAGTGCTTTCTTCGATATCTAGTTATTTCCAATAACCCACTATTGAAACTCTCGTAATAACTTGGGTCATTCCTCATAAACCGCCATGCCGTCGAAAGACCTTGCTCCGTGTATGATTTAATTAGCTCTGTTAACGTTGTTCCTTTCATCACTCACCCCGATTTTTTCTTGCTGCCGCATCAATCATTCGTTGCATATCACGGCGAATGAATGGGTTATTTCTGCAACCAAATAGATTATTTCGTACCATTGATGTTTTCATGCTGATTGCGCCTTGTGTTGTCATTCCTGACTCCATCACAGATTGCTTAAATACCCATCGCCAAGTAATAAGCCAGATAATTACTTTCATCACTCAACACCTCGCTTAATTGCCCGCTTAGCTTCTCTGCGTATTGCTATTCCCATGCGTTCTAGTCAGTCTGCGTATTTCAGCATTGCGTCTAGCTCATTTTCGAAAGTTGGGAATCCGTCGGTGCTGGTATCAATATCAATTCTCCCGAACTCATCGACTCTGACCGTTAAATATTGCTCTACGGTTGTATGTCCATTGTCATGAGAAACTTTAAACCGCTTTAGCTGGTAATCATCTTCAAGCTCATAGCGGGTTAGCTTCATCTTAGTTTGCTTGGTTTTCATTATTCATCCCAATCGTAAATAGGTCTGTATTCACTGCAATATCTATCTAAGCAGCCGTCATAATCATACGGGTTGTGTTGCCAGCTGATTTTCCCGCAGCATGGACAGTTCCACCGTGTTTTTCCGCTACTTCCTTTGCGTCTACGTTGTTTCTTTAGCCATTCAGGAACGCGTAAGCCTTTGCTTTGCACCATTGAACGAGCATTGAAGTTAGCTAATTGGAATGTTCGTCTTTTCTGTGCATTAGCAATATCGAACGGTAGCCAGACAATGTTATCCATCGTTAAATCAGGAGTAGTAAATCGCTTAGCTATTGAAAAGTTTGTTGATGGAAATCCGCGGTCATTCAGCCAGTAAACATCATTACCGTCCCAATCACCTTTCACATATCCAACGTAGTAATTGCATTTACTTTCAATTACGGTTTCGTTTGGTATGTACTGGTAATCAACGTGATATTCAGCAAGTGATAGAACACTTTCAGTGCATACAGGCTGGTCAATACTTCTTCCGTGCTCCCACGCCTTCTGCGCTTCCTCTAGCGTGTATATGTGAGCTTTGTCGATATCAGTGGCATAACCTTTTCCGTCCTTGCAATGAAATGATGCGTTGCTCCCCACCGTATCGCGGGTGCATATCATGTAAAATGATTTCATCTAGAAGTCCTTATGATTTGGGGTGTTACGGTTGGCGGTTGCCATATCAGCGCGAGCCATTGCGTGAGTTTGGTCGGTGTCGAATAAACAAAGTCCTTTCTGGTCTACAAATGCGGTTCCAGCTTTACCATGGCGGTTAAGTCTCACAATTAGCTCTGTAAGCGTCTTGTCGGCTTTGTCGTTGTAAACTGACTCTTTGTGTATTGCCATCCAGTAATCGCAATCCTGCTCGATTTGACCAGTATCACGGCTATCGCTTGGCATAGGTCGTTTGTTGGCTCTATCTTCCAGCTTACGGTTTAACTGTGTGAGCAATACCACTGTGGTATCAAGCTCTTTAGCCAGTTGCTTGAGACCTTTGGTGATTTCACCGTAGGCGATATCGTTGCGGTCTGCTTTGCCAGCTTTCATCAGTGTTAAATAATCCACGCCTATAAACCCGATTTTGCCAACCTTGCGTTTCAGCTTCCGGCATTCTGACTGAATGTGTTCCAGTGTCATTCCTGCTGTATCATCGACCCAAATGTTAGGCTTTTCGCTCAGGTCACTGATAGCCTTGCCAAGTAGTGCCCATTCGAAATCATCCTCTGTGCCGCCGTAGAACATGTCAGAGTTTAAGCCTGACTTCTGGCTTACCATTCTTTCAACCAATTGCTGATTGGACATTTCCATGCTGAACAAAGCCACTGGCAGACCATCATCAGAAACGTTCTTCGCCATTTCAGTTAGAACGGTTGTCTTGCCCATCTTTGGACGCGCACCGATAACGAATAGGGATCCACGTACAACAAATTTAGGTGCCAGCATGTCATCAAGTGGCTTAATGCCTGTTTTGAGTCCTATAAACTGATCGGGATTATTAAACATGTTTTCTACGCCCTCGAACCACTCAGGCAATAGCTCAGCCATGTTCTTCAAGCCAGATTTTCGACCAGTAACGCCGTTTTCGCTTGCGTCAGTTACTAGCTTTTGAACGAACTCCATTTTTTCACCAAAGCTTAGAGTGCTTGGCTCAATCAGTAATCGCGTGGCTTCGTTGATTTTCTCAATGGCGTAACGCTCACTCGCATACTCTTTGATTTTCTTCGAGTAGTGGATCACGTTTGCAGCGCTTGGTGTGTTCTTTGCAATTTCAGCCAGATAACCCAACCCGCCTGTAGTTCCTTCGCTGCCAGTTGCTTTCAAGCTGTCAGACACGGTTAAGATATCAATCGGTTGATGCTTGCTAGCCATTGACCGCATTTGCTCAAAGATAATCTTGTGGTGGGTGCCGTAGAAATCATCTGGTTTCAACACGGAGAATACACGCTGAGCATTGTCGCTGTTTGGGTCAATCAGTAGGGATCCGATAACGCTCTGTTCGGTCTCTATGCTGTGTGGTACTTGGTAACTCATAATGAACCTTCCCTAGTTTTTAATACTGTCGCTGGTCTTAACAGGTAATCGAAATTCGCTCTCCAACCAGAATCGTTTTCGCCAAAATAAAACTCCTTGGCTGAATTCATGAAATATTCAAAATAGTTTTTAGCCGCTTCGACAGTAGGCTCTTTGAGTTCTTTCAGGAATTTTGAGATAGCTCGTTTTCGTTTGTCATTCAGTGATTCAGCATTTGGCAATCTATCGCCTGCTGCTTCGTTGAACGCATTCATAATTTCGATGTAGGGAATGTTATTTTTTCGATTAGTTGAAATTAACTTTTCACAATCCCCCTCTTGAGGGGTTAGGGGTGTATTATTTTCTTTCTTTTCTTTTGTAGTATTGTCTTTTGTGTTTACCTGATTCGGGTAATCGCTTTTACCTGATTCGGGTAAATTTACCTTTTTCGGGTAAACTTGTTTTTCTTTCCATTCATGGATGTTTTTATTAATTGAAACATGCCGTTTTTCCGCCAATAAAATCCCTCTGGAAACTAACTCACTCTTAGCTGCTGAACACTTGTGCGGCAACATTCCAGTTAACTTTGAAAGTTGCTCATTACCAACCCAATCAGATTTTTTGTTATAGCCGTAAGTCTTTCTGGCAATAGCAAAGAAAACTAACAATTGATGTTGGGTTAAATTGGCAAGCATGACAGCCTCAAGCAGCTCATTGGCTATTCTGGTGTAGCCGTTATCAAGGTCAGCCACTTTGCTCTCCACGACCTTTAGCTCAGGTCTAAAATCATCAAGATATTTTATTTCCGCTGACATGCTGACCTCCTTGTTGCTTTCTAAACTCTTCGACAAATCGTTTGCCGAAATCCCTATTTTTTGCAGCTGCGACCAATAGCCCATCAGGGCTATCAGGATGTACTCTTTCTTCTTGGTTTTGGTTGATAAAACGGCGTTTTTTTGCCATAATTACCTCATTAGTTGTTGTTTAAATAAGCTCCATCTGAGCCTCATCGGTTGCCGCCTTTGAGGTTTTTCTTTTTAGCTTCCCGTTGTACTCGAGCACTTTGATAATCTGTTCTACATAGTCACCTTCAATCACTACGCTTCTAGACTTCTCAGGCATTGATACAGCTTCAGTAGGTAAGCCATAACGAGCTATAGCCTTACAAGCTAAGCTGAATATGCGACTCTTCTCTCTACTAGCTGAACTCGGGTGAATACCCATTGCTTTAGCGAACCCGTCATTTCCATCTTTAAACATCATTTGAAAGAAATAGGTTTCGAGTGTTTCTGGCTTACATGTGATTTTGATATTTTTTGTTGTGTCCATTTGTTAAATTCCTTTTGACGTAGTTAGTCCGTTGCTCACGATCCTGTGAGTTAAGTTTGCACACGATGCATGTGCGGATTGATTATTAAAGAGCGGTATTTATCTTGATTTTATCCGTTGATTAGCCATAAAGGGTCGCATTTCAATGCGTTAGCTATCTCAACAATGAACTTTGGTCTTTTAATGAGTCCAGACTCAATTTGCTGTATGGACTGTTGTTTCAAGCCAACCATCACAGCAAGCTTTGACTGAGTGAGATTTAACTCAATTCGTCTTGTCTTAACCCTTTCTGATAAGGTTTCCATTTGTGCCTCCTTGACAAACTTTCTTGTATTTAAAAACAAATTACTTTGTTTGTCAATTACAGGTTTTCTTGTAATGATTGAGGCTAAGTAATTGCGAGGTTTTTATGTCAATTTCATCACGAGTAAAAAGCAAAAGAATCCAAATTGGATTAACTCAGTCTGAACTAGCTGAAAAAGCTGGGACTACTCAGCAATCAATCGAGCAGTTAGAGGGAGGTAAAACAAAAAGACCACGTTTTCTTCCTGAGTTGGCTGCAGCCCTAAATTGCTCTGTTGATTGGTTAGTATCTGGAAAAGAAGAAAATTCAAATATTCCGGACAAATCAAAATGGGGAACTATTGATTCTTGGGATAGTAAAACTCCTATTGGTGATGATGAGGTTGAAGTCCCATTTTATAAGGACATAGAGTTCGCATGTGGTGACGGGCGATGTGTTGATGTTGATTACAATGGTTTTAAATTGAGATTTTCAAAGTCCACTCTCAGGAAAATAGGTGCGCCTTCTGATGGGTCAACTATTGCATGTTTCCCAGCGTCTGGTGACAGCATGGAGCCGGTGATCCCTGACGGTGCTGCAGTTGCTATCGATACATCTAATAAGAAAATTGTTGATGGAAAAGTTTATGCAATTGATCAAGAGGGGCTGAAAAGACTCAAGATTCTTTATCGCAGACCAAACGGAAAATTGATTATCAGAAGTTATAACCGTGATGAGTATGAAGACGAAGACTCTGATGAGTCAGACGTTGAAATCATAGGAAAAATGTTCTGGTATTCTGTCTTAGACTACTGAGGTATTTGATGGAAAATTTCAAATCGAGACTTAAAAATCATGTTGAACATGTAAAACAAGTAGGATTACATTGCTCAACTGAAGAGACCACAAAGCAAGCTCTTATACTTCCATTCCTAGATATATTAGGATTCAGCCCGTATGACCCACAGAAAGTCAAAGCTGAGTATGGCGCTGACTTCCCTGGAGTTAAAGCCAACGAACGTGTCGACTATGCTTTATTTTGTCAAGATGTTCCTGTTATGTTCATAGAAGCCAAGGGCTATTTTGAGAAGCTAGACAACCACTGCCCTCAGTTGTCACGTTATTTCAACTCAACTCCTGAAGTTACAATATCAGCAATTACTAATGGGCTTGAGTGGCGATTCTTTACTGATTTAAAGCAAAAAAACGTCATGGATCCTACGCCATTTTTAAGAATTAAAATGGATGAAATTAGTGATTCAGATGCGTCTCAACTATTCCGGTTTAGACATGACAAGTTTAAACCTGAGGCTCTCAGAACTTTAGCTGAAGAAAGCGTTTATCTCTCAGCATTTACAAAAACAATAAGCGCAAGTTTAAGAGAGGTAGATAGTGAATTCGTTAGGTATGTGGCAAGCAGATCCAATGTAGAAAGACAATTAAACCAAAGATTTATAGATTCAATTACCCCACTGGTTAAACAAGCGGTTGAGCGTTCTGTTAGCGCAATGGTTGTATCAGGACTGTCAGGAAAGAGTCCAGTCATTGATGATTCATTAGAAAATGATGAAACTGCGATTGTTGGAAATGAGGTAAAAGAACACCAAAATATAGTAGACCCTGACAATCCAAATATCATCACAACAAAAAATGAACTGACTTTATTTGAGAAGATAAAGTTAATTACGGGATGTGATGACATTCAGTATAAAGACACTGAGTCTTATTTTGGCATACTGTATCAAGGAAAAACTAATAGATGGATCGTTCGATACTTTGATAAGTCAAATCCTTATATAACAGTCCCAATTGAAATTACTGACATCATTTCAAATGAAGTATCTAGAGCTGGACTAGAAATCACCAATAACAGGATCATAATAAATGACCCTGTTGATGTATTAAGAATATCAGGAATTATTTTAGACTCATTTGAACATGTAAAGAATGATGATAATTTCAGAAAAAAAGCATAGTACCGCCAATCAATAGCTACTAAACCCTCTTAATTTGAGGGTTTTTTATTGTCTAATCATCGCTAAATGTGATAGTCGTCAAAAATTCACCCAACAAAAAACAAATAAATAAACAATAAAATCAAAATCATACAAATAAATTCGCCAAAAATACAAGAAAATACAAATTTACCTGTTTACAGCAATACAAGATATCTTGTATATTACAAACATCAAAGGCAAGCAACATGAAATACAGCCTAATGTTCTTTAACAATTTGGAAAGTCGGAACAGCATACCTACCCTGTTTAGACCCTTACGCAAAAATGCGACGTATCACTAGGCACGATCTGGTTAGTGAGAATGTTACTACTGCACGAGAGTGATTACAGATAGGAATAGGCAGCACTGGCAGGTGCTAGGTATGCAAGCGCAGATATTTATTCTTGCCCATTCTAAGAGTGGGCAAGGCTGAATACCGACAAGGAGATGATCATGCTACCGATTAACGCAAGCAATGAAGCAACAATGAGCAGCAGAGAAATTGCAGTTCTCGTTCAGTCCCGACACTCAGATGTGATGAGAAGCATTGAACGACTGATGGAATCAGGTGCTATTAAGTGGTATACGCCAACGCCGTACACCCACGAACAGAACGGGCAGACCTACAACGAATACCATATCTATAAACGAGACAGTTATGTAATTGTCGCTCAGTTATCGCCAATGTTCACTGCCGCACTGGTTGACCGCTGGCAGGAATTAGAGCAGGAAAAAGCTCTCGGATTTAACCCGAATGACCAGATAGCTGTGCTCGAACACTTCCTGCTGGAAAAGAAAAAATCGCAGGCACTGCAAATCGAAAATGACAGCCTGAAAAATCTGTTTGTTGACGGCATGACGCCCTTCCAGTTTGCCAAATCACTAAACGGCGTTAATTGTCAGAAGATAAACTCTCACCTTGCCAATGAAAAGAAATGGCTGTTTAACAGTGGGAAATCCTTAACTGAGTATGACTGGAGGGTAGCTGCATACGCCAGAGATAATTACCTGACAGAAAAGCCGGTAAAAATAACCCAATTAGGCAAAGAAGAGAAAGTGAAATATCAACCTATTTTGCTTAAAAAGGGAGCAGCTAAAATTTACAGCATGTATATAGCAGGGGAATTACCGATGAAAAAGAACTGGAACGGATTATACACCCACGACAAGTCAGTGCGAATTGCGGGGTGATAATTATAGCCCATTCAATGAGTGGGCTATGGTGAGTAAACAGGAGGATTTATGAACAAAGATAAAATGCTGGTTTCGATAGTTTTTGATACCAGCAAGTTAGATGAAAAATTACATGAGGTTGCTAGCTTACTTCCTCATGGCTTTACGGAAAGATTCCTGAACCAATTTCCTAGCCTGACTGATAATGTCATCTTTTGTAATGGTTCTGGAGCAGTTTCGGCAGGAGCGACCAACCAAATCATCTATTTTCTCGACCTTGACGCTGGTTTCTATAGCCAGATTTTGTCCGCAGCCGGGGCATTTAAAGCTAACTTTACTCATAATTCAATCCTTTAATTACGTTGTGGTGATTGAATTATACACAATTTATTGCGTTGTGGTAAATGCGATGAACCTCAGCCGCCTGATGAGGTTAAGACAGTTCAGGCAATCATTACGGAGGAAATATGAACTCTAAGAAACGACAGGAAAGACGACGTAAGGCATGGATTGCTGAGCGGAGAAATAAGCCACACACGGCATATAACGGTACGGACTGCCCGATAGCAAACTTGGTACTGGAACTAAAATCAGCACCTGACACACGCAAGCAACCACGGCTACGCAATCCGATTATGAGTGATGGAAGTGTTACGGCAAGGTGATGAATATGAGCCTGAACATAGAACAACATCTAAAAGAATTCATTCTCTTTCTTACTGAGAGAGATATTGATGCAAAAGAGGTATCTACAAATGAATCAATGATGGGTGAGTTAATGCTTAAATTCTATTATCACCAAATAGAGTTCTGTGATGCCGTTCTTGAAGCACAAAAACACTCACCAACAAGAATAAAACAATTATTAACAATTAATTAGGGGTGGTTTGTAGATGGGAAAAATAACATATGTTGTTGAATACAAAAGCGGCAAAGAACCTCAACCAGATATAGGAATGGATGCTTTAGGCGGGAGGGTAATTTCAGCGGCCGCATATAACTTCAGAGACAGACAGTTAACTCATGCCGAAGCTGGCGCAATTCTTGACGCAATTAATCATTATGACCTTAAAGAATCTTGCGAAAGGTTTGCAGCAAGTTACAACACATTGATAGCAAGATTAAAATCGTTAACGTAAAAAGCAGGCACAGTTAACTAATTACAGTCCATCAAGGTGGGCCGTGGTGAGTTGATTAATAGATAGGAGATAGAGTGGCTATTTCCAAAATGGAAACAGTTGAATTAGTTAATAACGGAGGGAGTATGACAGATAAAACAGGTGGAGCGGCTTTTCCAATTCCAGCAACGGAATTGCATGGGACTCATGCTGGTATGACATTGCGTGATTATTTTGCAGCTAAATGCATGCAAGGTGACATTGCTACACAGGATGCGTCAGATATGGGGTATTACGAAAATAACACATCCATTGAGCATCTAGTAAATAGAGCTAATTTCTACTACCGCATGGCAGATGCAATGTTAAAGGCTAGGGGGTGATATGGAATTTAAAGGAACTCCTATGCCGTGGGAAGTGGTTACAAAAACAAGGATTGATTTACCTAGTTGCTTAGTAAAAAAGGGTGACAAAGTAATTGCACATACGCTGCAAAGACATACAGGCGCTGAGCAGGCTAGAGCCAACGCCCATCTAATCGCAGCAGCACCAGAGTTATTAGAGGCTTTGATTGAGATTCGCAAGCTAGTTGCACATCACGATAAAGCAGATTTAGCAATCGCAAAAGCCCTCGGTCAGCAGTAACCCACCACTTAATCATTCATATCGCTATTAATAGTGAGGAATACGCACATAAGGAACATAGGAAATGGCAAATGAATTAGTCGTAATTGAACAAGCAACGGCGCTGGATTTATTCACGGCGCCAGAAAAAGTAAATCAGATGCTAGCTCACATTAAAACGCTGGCTGAAGAAGAGCAAAAAGAACTCGACGGTGATTTGTCTGTAGCTAAAAACCGTAAGGCATTCGCGTCACTGGCATACAAAGTTACTCAAACAAAAACAGCGATTGATAAGGCTGGCAAGTTGGTTGTTGATGACCTGAAAGAGTTACCAAAGAAAGTAGATGCAGCACGTAAATTGTTCCGCGATGAACTTGACTCACTGAGTGATGGGATTCGCAAGCCACTAACAGAGTGGGAAGAACAAGAAAAGGCTCGAGAAGAAGCTGAGGTGCTTAAAAAGCAAATCGAGATTGACCACGAAGAAGCTTTGCAGATGAATGAATTATTTGATTTACGCAAAGCCGAAGAAGAACGCCAGCGCATCGCTCGTGAAGAAGAAATGAAGCGACAAGCTGCGGAACAGGCAAGATTAGCAGCCGAACAAAAAGCACAGCAAGAAATCGAAGCAGCAGCACAGCGAGAGCGGGAAGCAAAAGAAGCCGCTGAATGCGCAGAGCGGGAAAAGCAGGAGGCTATTCAACGTGCCGAGCAAGCAGCGAAAGAAGCCAAGGAAAAGGCAGAACGTGATGCTAAAGAAGCTCAGGAACGAGCTGAACGTGAGAAGCAATTAGCTATCGAAGCTGAGCGTAAGAAAGCACAAGAAGCAGAACAAGCGCGATTAGCAGAAGAAGAACGTAAGCGTCAAGAAGATGCGAAGCGTCAAGAAGATAAAGAACATCGCCGAGTATTTAACCAAGAAGCATTGAAAGCCTTAATCAGTAACGGATTTGATGAAAAATTAGCAACTGAATTTATTAAGCTAGTTGCTAGTAACCAAATCCCCCACATGACAATGAATTACTAACACCCACCGTACCAACACCAGAACCTAAATAACAATCGCTATCGAAAGATTAGCGCAGGTTTCGCACATCCAGAGGTAAGCATGAATATTGATAAATACAAACTTTGTTTAGCTCAATCACAAGCTGGAATTGCACGTTATCTCAAGGATGAGAACGGATGGAGCGAAGCAAACGAAACATTAAAAACAGCATACGGAGTACAACATGAACGCAAAGCAGAAACACGCAAAGCAACAGATATTCACCCTACTTCGCGAGTCTGAAATGACTGAGCAACAAGTCGAATTATTGTTTGCTGATTGGAAATTTAAACAGCAATGCGAAAAGACAAACCGCATTTTACGTCAGGTTGATGCTCGTGGAGCGTACGCATTCACGTAAGGACCCAGCATGAGAATTTCAGATTATGACCTCAAGCAAAGGCAGGATGCCGAAAGACGACGCAGGGAGCGCGAGGAAGTGGAGCATTACTACTGGCTGGAAAGCCTAGGATTGACGCCAGAAAAAATACCAGACGCCCACTTTAAAGGTGACTTTTAAACTAACTTAAAGAGAAAAGCATTATGAATATTTACATTGATATCGAAACAATCCCATCCCAAGACCCTGCTGTTAAGCAAAAGTTTTTAGATGAAGTCACAGCTCCGGGTAATTATAAAAAACAAGAATCCATTGATGAATGGTTGGCTGCTAACCGCGAAATTGTCGGTGAAGAAAATTGGAAAAAAACAAGCTTTGATGGTGGCTTAGGTCATGTCTGCGTGATTGGTGTAGCAATTAATGATGGAGAAACTAAAACTTTCTACGCGGAGGATTACTTAGCTAACGAAAAGAAAATCATCACTGATTTATTTGAGTTGATTGATGCTAATTATGACCCGTCGAAAAACATGCCTCCTGTATTTATTGGGCATAACATCTCAGAGTTTGACCTTAAATTCTTATTCCAACGTGCTGTAGTTATTGGTGTTAAGCCTCCAAAAGTAATTCCATTCGGCGCTAGACCTTGGGATAAATCACTGTTTGACACAATGACTGTGTGGGCTGGACATAATGGGCGTGTGTCACTAGATAAACTCTGCTCCGTACTTGGCTTGAATGCCAAGGGTTCTGAAACTGGCGAGGATATCGACGGTAGTAAGGTTTGGGATTTTGTCAAGGATGGCAAGATTTCAGTAGTCGCCGAGTACTGTAAGGGTGATGTTGATCGGGTTCGAGATATTCATAAACGCATGACATTTCAATTGACCGCCTAGTTTGGCGGTTTTTTGTAGGAGGTAGTTATGAAATTTGCAAAAGCATTGCGGAAAAAAGCAAAGCTACGACTTGCACTAACAGGCCCTAGCGGGTCAGGAAAAACATACGGAGCACTGGAAATGGCCAAAGGACTTGGCGGAAAAACAGCAGTGATAGATACCGAGAAAGGAAGCGCCTCACTCTACTCTGACCGATTTAATTTCGACGTGTTGGAATTAGACCCACCATTCACACCTGAGCGTTTTATTGAAGCCATCGGAGCTGCGCAGGAAGCTGGCTACGACAATTTAATAATCGACAGTATTACTCATGAATGGAGCGGATCAGGTGGGTGTCTTGAATTACTGGATGGTCTAGCAAAGGCGAAGTATCGCGGTAATACGTGGTCAGCATGGAGCGAAATCACACCTCGTCACAACGCATTTCTCGATGCAATTCTACGGTCTGACCTGCACATCATCGCAACAATGAGAAGTAAAACGGAAACCGCTCAAGTTGATAAAGGTAACGGCAAGAAAGGCGTAGACAAGCTAGGTATGAAGTCAGAGCAACGGGACGGTGTTGAGTATGAATTTACAACCGTTCTCGACCTCAATCACGAAACTCACACAGCAATGGCAAGCAAGGATAGAACAGGATTGTTCAGCAACGCCGAAGTCACCCAGTTAAATGAATTAACGGGCAAAAAGCTAATGGATTGGCTTAATGATGGGCGCACGAAAGCCGAGGTGGATTTATCACACTTCACTGATATTGCAATGGAAACGCAAGACATGGATGTGCTTAAAAATGCGTTTGGTGAGGCATATAAAGCGCTCAGGGATACGCCAGAACAAGCGGAAGCTCAGAAGCTATATGAGCTAAGAAAAGAAGAACTAACTAAGCAAGAGGCAGCATAAATGGCTAGTCGTGGAGTAAATAAGGTAATTCTCATTGGTCACTTAGGTAATGAACCTGAAATTCGCTACATGCCAAATGGTGGCGCAGTGGCAAATCTCACACTAGCCACATCGGACTCGTGGCGTGATAAGCAATCAGGAGAAATGCGCGAAAAAACCGAGTGGCATAGAGTGTGCATCTTCGGCAAGTTAGCTGAAGTTGCAGGTGAATATCTGAAAAAAGGCTCACAAGTCTATATCGAAGGTTCATTGCAAACGCGTAAATGGCAAGACCAAAGCGGTCAAGACCGATACACAACGGAAGTGGTGGTAAATATCGGCGGCTCTATGCAAATGCTTGGTGGTAACGGTGGTAATCAGGCAGGAAGCCAGCAACCAGCGCGACAACCTCAACAGCAACAAGCACCGAAGAATGAGCCACCGATGGATTGGGATGATCAAGAAATCCCATTCTGACCCTTCCCAATGTGATTTAACCAAAGGATATATTTGCAAGGATGCAAACAGGAGATAGATATGATAACCGTTAATTCTTATTTCAGCGGTGCTGGCCTTATGGATATTGGCCTTATCAAAGCTGGAATAAATATAGGCCAGGCATTTGAAATTGACACTTCCGCTTGCAAAACTTACCGTCATAATCTAGGTAATCATATTAAAGAATGCGACATTACCCAGGAGTTAGTTTTAGAACAAGGATCATGCGACGGTATGATATTTACTTATCCATGCACCAAGTACAGCACCATCGGTGATATACATGGAGTTCGCACAGGTGATGAATTGTTTTTACATGCATTACGTCACTTGGCAATTGCTCGGCCTGAGTTTTATGTGGTTGAAAATGTACCTGGCATGAAAGCCTTTCCAGTAGTCATGGAAGCAATGCAGAAAATGCCTGACTATTACGTTAATGTTTTCTGTCCGATTAAGTCTGAAACATGGTTACCACAAAAGCGCAGTCGATTAATAATTATCGGTACGAAAAGGAATTTCACACCGCGCCCACCAGAAAATCATAAGCCAATGAAGCTAGCTGATATCCTGGAGAATGAGCCTGATATCAATATACCTAAATCAGTCTACTCAAGGATGAATGGCGTATATCGTGACTTGCCAATAATCAGCGACCCAAATAATGGTGATATCGCCCCAACCTGCGTTGCTCACTATGCTAAAGATAAAAGCACTCGCTTGGTAGCTGATAAAAACTTTCCGATGGGAGTTCGTCCATACACTGTACGCGAATATGCACGACTGCAAGGTGTCCCTGATTGGTTTCAATTCCCAGTGAGCCAGACAGATGCATATCGCCAAATAGGAAACGGCGTTAGTGTCCAGGTTGGCGAATGGATAGGAAATGAAATTAAACGTTATATCGCAGGGATGCAATGAAGAGGAATGAATATGAAATTAACAGAGAAACAAATTAAAACGCTAGACATTGTGAGAGATAAGTTTGGCGCTGGGATTGATGGTAGAACACTTAAGTCTTTTGAGAAAAAAGGTTTAATTAGACAGACAGTCATTGGCTGGACATTAACAAAGTCAGGATTTGATATATTGAATAAGGTGGAGTGATGGATAAATCAAGGCAGCAATTTGAAGAGTGGTTTAAAAAAGAGTATCCGTTAATTGAGTCTCAACCAGAAAATACTTTGCTTCAATCCGTAAAGCGTCAATGCCTTAAATCTTGGCAAGCATCATGCGAGAGTTTAATTAATAGCTTAGAGCCTGTTGGTTATATGAGATTAGAAGGATGTGATAATATTAAGGAATATGGTTTTACACATATTTATGAAGAGAAGTTTGATAAAGAAACTATTCCACTCTACCGCCTAGACAAGTAACTATGCAAATAATCGGATATGTATTACTCATGCTAATACAGGGTTCTGCTGTGCCTGTATCTGAGCAAATATACACACAGCAAGAATGCGAGAGCCGTGCGTGGCAGATAATGATGGTGCGGAATGTTGAGATAGTCTGTGAGGAGGTGATTCGTGGAAGATAAAATAATGCATCATTGGTTAGTTAGCTTTTATTCTAATCAAGATGGAGTAATGCAACAACACTATAGAACATATACTACAAGTAAATTTTTATTCGATAGTAAGTGCTTAGAATATCCCATTCGGGACATTGGGAGAGATAACACAAGTATTACTTCTGTTTCATATCTTGGCGCTGGAACAAATAAGGAATTCAACTGTGGAAACAATGAATAAATACACCGAACTATCTGACTTCGAGATTAATAAGATTGTAGCAGAGGAACTAATTCAATCCGGATTCATTATTGATGTTGAGTATAGTGAAAACTATATCTTCGTTGCAGATAAATATCATAAATGCTATGCGTTCGACCCATGCAACAACACATCCAATGCAATGACGATTATTATTGAGAATAGAATAGCAATATTCCCAATGGAAACTTTAGGTTGTGAATATTGGTGTGCTGCGAGTAATTTCCAAGATATTGTGGAAAAAGAGATTGCATGGGGATTGGAAGCTAATAACAAAAACCCACTACGCGCTGCTATGGAATTATTTTTATTAATGAAGGATGCGGAGAATGAGAATAACAACAACGGTTAAAAATAAAGATGACAGTGAGTTAATTGATTTCTGCAATACATGCCTAATTGGTTTCATACCATCTAAAAATATAGATTGTGCATATGCATATAAAGACATGCAGGCATGGATAGTCAGAAAGAAAAATGGGAACATCTCAGTTAAAGGTTATCGAACTTAATTAAATAGCATATTAAACGGAGCGGATAATGAAACTCATCATTCGCGGCGAAGTCACTCCAACAGAAAGAATCGCAATTAATGCCGCGCTAGAATTCCACAAAAAGAATCACAATCGAACAGGAATAATCGTTAATCACAAAATAAAGATAGGAAAGAATATCTACCCTGTCGAAATTCAAAACTGTCAAAAGTCTTATATGGTAACAATGAGAAATAAAAGGCAGAGGATATGAATGAGCAGATATTAGAGAACGGCCGCAGAAAGATAGCCCGTGAATGCCGTGACAAATTAAAGCAACTCAAAAAACTCAGCGATAAACAAAGCACAGCAATACTCAAAGATTACCTACCGACTTTCACCCTCACCCTAACAAAAGAACACTTAGCAAAATGCCCGGCGAATATGTGGCTGAATTACTACGTGCGAACGATAGATAAGGAGATTAATAATGATGGATAGCACTAATAGAATCTTGATTTGTCGAGTTGAAATACAAGAGATGCTCGGTGGAATATCTAGAACAACATTCTATTACAAACGTAAAGAATGGGAAAAAGAAGGCACTCCATTCCCTGACCCTGATAAAAACCACCAACCAATTAAAGGCGGTGGTACTTTATACAGATATAGAGAAGTTATGAATTTTTTTAAAAACAAAGGTTACTTTGATAGTTGCTCAATGTGA